TTCTCCTGCGCCTTCGAGAAGCTGATGCCCATGCGCTTCATGGAGCCCACCTGCCCGGTAAACACCTTGCCGAGCTGGTTGGCAGATTGGAACATTTCCTCCTGAGTGACGTTCACGCCGTATTGCGCAACCGCCAGGTTTTGCAGGCTCGGCACCAGCGCCTTCAGGTTCTTCCCCTGAAGCTGGAATGTCCCGAGCTGCGATGCGCCGTAGAGAGTCACCTCGTCGCCGATCGTCGTCACCTGCTGGAGCGCCCTGGCCTGCTTCTTCAATACCTCGGTGTAGCCCCGGCCCTTCGCCCCCAGGTTCGTCATGATCTGCTGAACCCGAGTCTCCGCGCGGATCTGAGTGTTGCCGGCCTCCGAGAGCGAACGGTAGGCGGAGGCCAGGCTCCGAATGCTGATATATGCCGCCGCCGCGCCGAGGGCCGTCCTGGCCAGCCCGCTCCCAAACCACGATTGACCGACCCCGGCTCTTCGGGCGAGCGCATTGCTCTGCGCCTGCAGGCGGTTTAGCCCCTTCAGGCTGTTCTGAGTCCGCCCGAGGCCCTTCTGGACCGACCCCAGCGCCTTGTAGAGGCGGCTGTTGACATATCCATCGAGGACATATTGGATTTCACGCTTCTTTGCCATGTCTGCAGTCCGTTTTGGGGGGTTCCGGATCGCCCCATCGCCCCCTCACCCCATCGCCCCATCGGGGGGCTTCAGTCCCCGTATATCTTCTTCATCAACACGTTCGTCAGATTGACCTTCGAGACCAACGTTCGGATCGGCATCCGCTCGAACTCGGTCATCGAAGTATGAAGGTGATGAGCGCAGTAGGCGCACCATTCCTCCAGTTCCTCGATCAGCCTATCAGGTCGACGAACGATTCCGCGAAAAAACCCTGCGCGGCCGCCGCGATCCCCACATAATCCCGCGCCCCCAGCTTCAGCACGAATCCCGCCGGCTGATCGGCTGCGCGAGCAAACAGGATCGCGAACAGCAGATAATCCGCCATCAGACCTGCCGCCGGCTGCCCTCGCATGTCGTCCGCCTGCTTCTGAGCCGCGATCACATCCTCGCTGCTCAACTTCTCCATGTCGTAGGTCAATTGCTCGATCTTCGCGCCCTCGAACTCCACCGTCTTCTTCAAAGCGTAAACGCCGAAGGACAGGATCTCCATCTCTCCCGGCGCCGCCGTTATGCTCTTCTCTTTTGCCATGATTGTCTTTGCCTCCCTACTGATTACTGATTGCTGGATCGCCTACGCGATCACCGTTCCCCCGAGCCCGAGGTCCGCCCGGATCTGCGCCGAGTAGTCAACGCCCAGTATCCGGCAGATCCCGTTCATCTTGTCTATCTCGTACAGCTCCTCGCCGCCCTTCACGGCTCGGATGCGCAGCACCTCCAGCTCGATCTTGCCGTCCATCCCTTCGCCGACTTTCAGCGTCCCCAGCTCCGGGCCTCCGCCCATCACTCGAGCGTAGATCACCACGGCCTCGGTGGAGATCATCCCCCCCGCGCCGTCATAGACCTGCTGGCTGGAGCGGCATACGATGTCCATCGCAATCGGCCTCATCAGATGGGCGCACGCCCGCTCGACGGTCCGAAAACTCAGCCCGAGTTTCATAGACTCGTATTGCCCCAGCACCGGCAGCTCCACTTTCCCGCCGCCGGGGATGTCCTGCTCGGCCGTCACCGGGCTCATGCTCGGCAGGGTCACCTCGCCCACGCCCATCAGCCGGCTGTTGCCGAGGTACACCGCGTAGTTATTGACTACAGTCGGTATCCGATTGATTTCATTCGCCACTTGTTCACCTCCAAAAAGTCGGGGCCGATCCGCCATAGCCTTAGCGAAGGCGGGCCGGCCCCATCAAGCCTAGTTGAAAATCGCCTCGTTGCCGCTCACGTCGTACTCGAGGACGATGGTGATCTGCTCGGCAGGCGCCGGCGGAGTCACGTACAGATGCAGCTTCACCTTGCCGTTCGCCAGGTCCGCCGCGGAGTTCTCGTCCGGCAGGAATACGCACTTGCCGGCGTTGATCGCCCCGCGCCCGATCAGCCCGTTCAGCCACTGATTGGCGCTGTCAACCGCCGTCTCGATGGTCCGATGGTTGATCGGATCGTCCAGCTTCTGCCACAGCAACAGCACCATGCTGTTGCCGATCCAGTTCATCATGCGCCGAATCGGAAGGAACGCGTCTTTCACGTCCGTATTGCCGGGGAATGCGCCGGTGCGATTGCCCCAGCACCTCCATCCGTTGAAGTTCATCGCCGTCACGATGCCCTGCTGATTCAGCGCGTCGCCGATCGGGAATGTCATCGTCGGCGAGATTCCGCTCGCGAGGACGACCCCGTTGACGTAGAGCATCTTGTTGCTCGGGGAGACAAACGGAACGTTCCCGTTGTCCGCGTCCGTCGCCGCGATCCGCCCCGCCACGTGATTGCTCAGCCAGTAACTGGTGTCGCCCAGCTTCGCCTTCGGCCAGCAGACCACCATGTATTCGGAGACGTAGTTGTTGGCCGTCTTCCAGGCCGCCACTTCGTCGTAGGAGTCCGCCACGCTGGAGTCCACGTCCACGATGGCCATGCACTTGAAGAGCGAGCTCAATCCCTCGCACTTGCCGGCCATCACGATCCCGACCTCGGGATCCTGCGAGAATCCCGGCGCGAGGATCAGGCCGGGGATGAGCGAATGAAGCGCGTAAACGTCCTCGATGCACTCCATGCCCGTATTCACGCCCCCGACCACGCCGCCGATGATGTCATCGCTGTCGCATGGCGTCTCGCCCATCGCCGTATAGTCCAGGTGCAGCGCGGAATCATCGGCCGGGATCAGCCCGCCCTCGATCCGCGTGATCACGATCTGACCGTCCGAATTGTACGCTGCGAGGTAATCCTCATTCAGCGTGAAGGTCGGATCGTTGTCGCTGTCTTTCACCACCAGCGTCTCGATGTCCGCATCGGCATCCAGCGTGTACTCGCCATCCACCAGCACCGCGTCTGCGTCCGCTACCGGCGTCCCGTGAGTCGTCACGTCCATCACGTTCACGATCACCGCCGGCCCGACGCCGTACAGGCGGAAGAATACGTTCGCGAACTCGCAGAGCGTATACTTCGCCAGCTCCGAGCTGCCGAACTTCTCGACGAAGTCTTCGTAGCTCGTCACCAGCACCGGAACGTTCGTGACCTCGGCACGCACCGACCCGCTGAGGTGGATAGGCGCGACCCCGACCACGAACGGGATCGCCGCCGATATCACCCTCGGCGGGATGATCGACGTCGCCACCTCCTCGATCTGAACTCCATGAAAAATACTCGTCATATTCGTCTCCTATTCCGGGGGTCTTCGGGTCGCCCCATCGCCCCATCGCCCCATCGCTCCTCGGATTTACTACCGGCCGTACCTGGCCGCCACTTCGCGCCAGTCCTTATAGGCCTGGCTGCCCGGCGACTTGGTCGCCTCCATCGTCGTCTTCATCAGGCTCACCGGCACGATCAGCCGCCCAACCGCCGGCGTCTCCTGGACCATCTTCTCGACGAATCCAGGCCTCGGGCCCTTGCCGAAGATCTTCGTCGTGCAAAGCCCCAGCACCGCGGGCCCGCAGTAAATTGCTATCTTATCGCCTACGCGATCCGGACGTCGTGCCTCCGGCCCGCGCTTATCGCTGCTCAATCTCCTTGGCATACTGTCTCCTCTCCGGGGCTCGGTCTCCGCGTCTCCGTGTCCCCGCGTCGGCCCGGCCTACAGCTCGGGCGTCTCCTCGCCGATCGCCGGCATGTACCACGCCGCCGGCATCGTCGCAAACCAATACGGATATGGCTGATCCTCATTGTCGTTCACGGTCCAGGTCAGCGGGAGGACGAGGCGATACTTTCCGTCCACGATGCGATTGCTCAGCAGCCGATGACCGATTCGATCCATCAGGCTGCTCGCCCACTCGTCCGCGGAGTACTCCTCCAGGAACACGCCCAGCGTGATCTCCACATTGCCGATCCGCTGCTCGGCGCCGTCATCCAGGCGCTCCTGCGTCCAGCCGGTGAATCGCACGAACACCGCCGGCATGTGATCGTCATAGTTCGTCGGGTCGATGTAGGTCCGCACGATGCTCAATGGCACCGACTCGCGCTTCTTGTTCTGCAGTCGGATCTCGGACGTCTCCTCGGTCAGAACCGCCAGCACCGCCTGCAGCAAATACTCGCTGCTCGCTCCCGGCCACTTCTCCGGCTTCTCCGGCATGTCCGTCATCGCTCGATCTCCTAGTCTCCCTTCCCCCGCATCAAAGGGGGGAAGGGGCGGGGTTAGGGGGTTCCGGCCTCCGGCTACTCCCACACGCCCCAAACTCCCATTCCGCTCAAATGATCCGCTTCTCCACCGCATCCAGCGCCATATTGATGTTCTTCTCCAGCCGCGCGCCGGCCAGCTCCATCACCGGGTTCGCGACCCGGCCCTGATCCATCATCGACGCCACGCCCGGCCCGAAGAACTTCTCTATCGGCAGCCGAGCACGGCCCTTCCGACCCGCGGCGATCGTCCCGCCTCTGGAGTTTACGATGAACCCGTGCGGTATCCGCGCCGACTTCCCTCGAAGCACCTCCACCGTCAAGCCGCCTGCAGGCCGCCGCCTCGTCGCTCCTCGAGGCCTCACTCGGAAGTCCATCAGGCTCAAAGCCCGCTTCCGCTCGCCGATCACACTCGCCACCAGGTGCGCCGGGCTCGCCTTCTGCCCAATCCTTATCGCCGCCCGAATGTCCTTCTGCTTCGCGGTATATCGCTTCGCCAGGGTGCGGACCGTGTCCGTCTTCATGCCCGTCGCCGTCTTATTCAGCGCCGCGGACATCGCCCTGGGCGCTCCGCCCGCAATGTGCGCCAACTCCCGGATCAGCCGCCTCTCCTGCGCCTCGGTCACTTTGATCGTCAGCATGTCCCCGCGTCCCCGTGTCTCCGCGTCCCCGCGTCAGCTCTGGTAGGCTTCCAGCCTCAGCACGCACATCCCCGCCGATCGCCCGATATCCAATACCTGATACCGATCGCCGTTCACCGAGATCTCGCGCCCGATCTTCGGGGCCATCGGCAGATCACTCAGTCGGCAGTGGAATCGCTTCAGCGCCAGATAGACTCCATCCGCCGGCGAGAGTGTCGGCTGGGTCTCTTCTTCGTCCTCCAGCACGCCCACCACGGCCGCGGCCTCGGAGCCGCCCATCTCCACGGAGTACTCCTCGCCGAATTCATCCGGATTCAGGAAAGTCGAAATATCCGCCGCCAGTTGTTCCTTGAACGTCATCCCTAGCTCCCGAGCATCGGGGGCGAGCATACTTCCGCCCGCCCCCGATGCGGCCCATTGGCCATCACATATGACTCATAGGTCCCATACGACCCATTTCCGGCCTAGCTGCCAGGAAGCAGCTTCGGGTCTACTCCCTCCGGCAGCTCCAGCGTGCCGGAAACTTCGACCAAGGGATTGACCGCCTCCGCTTCCTTCGCCCATTCCTCCTTCGGCGTATGAACCTCCACGCCATCGGGATTCAGGTAGTAGATCCGCTTCGCGGTCTCTTTCACGAAGGTGACCTGCTTCCCATCGAAACGGAAGACGGTCAGCTTCCGAGGATCGGCTTCGTCCTCTTGCCGCCGCTCCTGTGCGGCCTGGCCGACTCTCTCCGCCGCGTTCATCCGAATCAGCCGATCCTCGCGCTCCGCCGGCATCGCCGGCAATTCCTCGCCCGGCGGAAAGGTCTTCCCACCGTGCCTCACGAAATGCCTTGCTTTCAACATATCCATGCCTCCCTGTCCTGAGCCCGTCGAAGGGCCGGAACATTTCGGGCCGAGGTCTCCCCCGGCCCGACTGATCACTGGTCACTGTTCACTCGCCGTCCTATTCTGCCGCCAGCACGTGCATGATGCACCACGAATCCGTGATCGGCATCACCGGCAGCGGCCGGCTCACGATCTCCACGCCCTGGATGTTTTTCTCCTTGTTGTAGTACATCCTCGGGTGGAACTGCTGTTCGTACCACTGATGCTCGTCAACCTCGTAGAACCCGCCGTACAGAATGCTCGCGCCCGGATTCTGAGTCGCGTTTGGCAGCAGCACGCATACCGCATCCGGGATCATCGGTGTATCCAGACCGCTCGTGTCATCCCGATACCACTCCGGATAACACCAGATGTTCAATCCCAGCATCGGGATCGTCCCCACGAATAGCGCCCCGTTCGGCCGGTTCGCCGGGTCGATCTGCACGATCGCCGCCCGCTGCTTGTCCATCATGGCCTGAACCGCGGAGTTGCTCAGGAACGCGTTCAGCGCTCCCAGGCCCATCACCGCGTCGGTCGGGGTGATGCCGCTCATCTGGATCGTCTGCAGCACCGCCGCCTGAAGATCCGCGATCGGATCGCCGTCGGCGTCCGCCCAATAGAGATCCGTCAGCGTCACGACGTTCGTGAGGCCGGGGTCGAACTCCGCCTCCAGGCCCTCGCCCAGAAGCTGAATCGTCCCCGTGGTCGCCAGACTCGCGCACATCCACTCCACGCGCCGACTAATGTAGTCGATGAAGGCATTGATCGTCCGCGCCTCCTCCGCCGCATGGCGGTCCTCCGGCGTCCTGCTGCTCTGGATCGGCTCGCCGGGCATGCGCTGAGTCAGCCGCAGCCCCGTGATCACGTCCTTCGGCCAAATATAGGGCGGCGCGAACTCATCAGTCCGGAATCCGTCGGCCTGCATCACCTTGCCGCCGATTATCGGATTCACGAACGGCGCCATCCGCCGCCCGCCCTTCACGATGTCTATCAGCACCTTGTCCGTCGGGAAGGTCTGCGCCCGCCCGCCGAACATCAACTGCTGCAGGAACGTCTTCGGCTTGATCGCCACCTCGATCGCCCTGCCCATCGAAATCGGATCGAACAGCCCGATGCTGATCTCCCCTCGCTCGTTTCCCAGGCACCGCATCGCAACTGCCCACAGCATCCCTACTCCAAACTTCATTGATTTCTCCTCTCTCGTAAATAGAAAGGGCAGGGATCTCTCCCCGCCCCCTGCTCACTGATCACTGATCACTGATTACTGGTCACTGATTACTTCCGGGAGTCCGGGTCGCCCCATCGCTCCTCGCCCCATCACTCCTCAGGCCTCCCGGCCTAGCTGTGCTCTATGCTCTCCCTGGCCACGATCCCGTGCGCCCTCAGGCTCTCACGGTGATCGTCAATCGTGTCCTCGCCCGTGAATACCAGCGAATTCACATCGAACCCATCGCCGGCGGTGTAGATCGAGGTCACGACGTCGTCCTCGCCGCTCGCGTCCTCCGGCTCGGCCAGGATGCCGCAGGCCTCCTGCAGGCCGTCCACAGCCGTGCTCAGCGCAGCGCCCCACAGATACCGACCGTCTGCGTCCGTCTCGGCCGCCGCGATCGTCACCTCGAAGTAATCGCCCAGCGCGAACGGCGTGAGGCCCTCCGTGATCTCGAATCCGATCTGATGCGCGTATGGCACCCCGTCCAGCGCATCCTCGAGCCGGAATCCGTCCGGGTCGAGTACGCTGAATGTCGCCACCACCACCGGATCGTCGTCAGTGATCGCGATGCACGTGATCAGATAGGTCCCTACCTTCTGATCTGCAAGCACGGTGTTGTCACCGCAGACTCCGTTCCCGGTGCCTACGCACGCGCTCGCGCTTGCCGCGCCCTTCGTGATCTGAGCCAGCACCTGGCCTCTCACCAGCTCTCCGGCCCCCGCCGCCAGATATCCCTCCTCGGGTATCAGGCCCTCGATTCCCGCAATCAGCCTATCCGGCGTCATGCTGCTGCTCGCATACAACTGATCTGTCATTTCCACTCTCCTCCGTTTCTGATTTCAAACCATTTCCGTCCGAATCTACCCTCCGTGAACTCCACCCTCAGTCGGCAGATCCGTCTACTACCGATCCAAACTACCCAACACGGAGATCACCGAAGGCCTCCCTACTGCACTCCCTCCGGACTCCGTGCCTCCGTGTTAAGATGCTTTCGGGGAGACCCCCCTCTGCCGATTCATCTCCGCCGCCACGCGCATCGCATGCTCATCACCGCCGCCGACGCCGGGGCTCGAGGCCGGCACGTCCGCCAATCCCGCCGCCTTCCGCCTGGCAGCCAGCGCCTGAGCGTTCCTCACCTTCCCGCTCTCCAGCAATGCCACGGCAAACTCCTCTGCCGACATCGGACTGACCGCCGGCTTGCCATCGGCTGCGGCTCTCCCGTATTTCGCGAGAAATACTAACTCCTCACATCCGACGATCCCCTGGGCCAATCGCTCGATCCCCTGAATCCTGCCTCTCTCCGCCGCCAGCGGATCAACCGCCACACTCACGGTCTCGGTCGTCTCTTCTTCGGCCTGGGTTTCCTCCGCCTCGGTGGCCTCTTCGCCTTCGGCAACAGCACCCTCAGCGGCCTCCGTCCTCTCGGCTTCCTGGGTTTCCTCGGTCTGGGCTACCGTTTCCTCTGCCTCCGCGCCCTCCGTGTCTCCGTGGTTCTCTATTCCCGGCTCCGCACTCGCCAAAAGCGCCCCCGGCCAGGTCTTCAACTTCGAGAGATCCATCTCCCGGCCGCCGATCATATAAACCCCCGGCTTGGCGCTCGCAGCGATCTTCAGCGGCTCGATCACGGTGTCCGCGAACCCGTATCCCAGCGCCTCTTCAGCCGTCATCCAGGTCTCGGAGTTCAGCAGGGCGATCAGTGCCTGCCGCTCCATCCCCGTCTTAGCCTCGTACGCCACGAGGATCGTCTCTCGGACCTGATCCAGCGTCCCCGCCATCTTTCGCATGTCCCTGGCGTCCCCGGCGACGACCGTCCACGGATTGTGGACCATCATCATCGCGTTCCCCGGCATCACGACTTCATCCCCGGCCATCGCGACAACCGACGCTGCGCTCGCCGCGATCCCGTCTATGTGCGCCGTGATCTTCGCCGAGTGACCCCGCAGCATGTTGTGGATCGCATTCGCAGCGAAGACGTCCCCGCCGTAACTGTTGATCCGCACCCGGATGTGATTCACATCTCCCAGGCCCGCCAGGTCATCGGCGAACGTCTTCGGCGTGATGTCGTCTTCCCACCAGCTCACGTCCGAGATGTCGCCGTAAAGCAGCAGCTCCGCATCCGGCTCGCCATCCGCAGCGCCCTCGACCCGCGCGAAGTTCCAGAACTTCACCCCCTCCGCCGCCGTGGGCTTCGCCCTGGTCGCGCAGTTCCAAATCTTACCTCTCAGCCATTTCCACATATCTCCTCCGCTCCCGTACATAGTCTCCCCTGCCCCACCTGAGGGGGAAGGGGGCGGGGGTAGGGGGCTCCGGGTCGTCCCATCGCTCCTCACCCCTCCGTTCACTGATCACTGATTACTGACCACTCGCCAGCGCCTCGGCGATCACCGCATCCGGCATGTCCGTCCCTGTCGGCGGCAGTCCCGCTTCTTCTCGGGCAGCCTCTTCCTCGCCTCGACGAACGATGTTCTCATCATAGTCGGAGCCCGTCAGCTCCATCGCTTCTCTCGCGCCGGTGCTGATGCCCAATTCTATCCGCATCCCCGCCGCCGTCACTTCCTTCAACGGGTCAATTTGACCCATGCTCGGGCCGTGCCACTCGCTTCTCAGCCAGGCCTGGCGAATCCCCGCGTCATCCAGGAAGCCCGGCAGATCCAGCCGGGCCTTCAGCACCGCCTCCCACATCAATTCCTCATAGACCGGGTAGCAGAGATTCTGGATCAGCCCGTGCCGCCAGCCCTTGAACGTCTTCCAGGCCTCCAGGAGCGCCGCCCTCGATGCCGAGTAGCTCGCCTCGAATCGCTGCAGTATCACCTCGCCGGGCAGATTCAGCGCCGCCCCGATCTCCGTGGCAGCCGCCCGCACGAATGCCTCATACGCCGCGTTCGGACGCCCAGGCGTCGCCGTGCTGATGTCCTCGTTCAGCCCCAAAGTCTGGACTATGCCCGGGCCGAGTTCGTAATGATAATCCTCGTCGCTCGCGCCGCTCGTGACCTTCTGCTCGATCGGCAGACTCTCCCCAAATGGGTTCGTAGGATTCTGGCTCTTGACGAACACGGTGAACAATGATGCCACCACCGCCGCCATCAGTTCAGTCTCGTTATACCTGCTCAGTTGCTTCAGCCGCTCGATCACCGGGCTCACGTACGGCAGGCCTCGGGTTTGTTCCGGTCGCTCCCTGGTCAGCATGTGCAGTATGTTCAGCCTGCCCGTCACCACATCCCGAACCGGCACTCGAGCAGTGTCGCCCAGCGCAGCTCCCAACTTCCGAGATAATGGATGCTCCGCCGCCACGTGATACGCCACCACTCTGCCCAGGACGTCCATCTCCACGCCGCACTCGACCTTCCCCCCGCCGCTCAAAGGCATCGCCGTCGGGGAGAGCCAGCCTCCCGCGTTCCTCACGCGGTCCGCCTCGATCAGGTGAACCCTCAGCTCGAAGGGCCAGCCCGGAATCTCGCTCCTCACCATAGGCAAGAGCGCGAAACAGTCGCCCGATATCGGCCAACTAACCGCCGCCAGGCCTTGCAATTCATAAAATGTGTCCAGCCCCTCCTTAGACGCCTCCCGGCTGCCGGCCCACAGCTCGAACTCCCGCTGCATCGCCCGCGCCTGGACGGCTATCTCCTCTTCGGAAAGACCCAATGTTCCTAGCAGCTCGCGGTCCGGCGTCGCCCTCAGACGCAGCCCTATCCCGACGCTGTTGTCCTTCAGCCGGTTCACAGCCGCCCGCGCCATCCCGCCGTGCATGAACAGGTCCCGGCTCCGCTGCCGCAGTGTGTCCAGGTTCGCGTGGATGTCCTCCGTCGGAGATCCGCCCCTCCAATCCCATCCGCGCATCGAGGTCTTAGACGTGGATGCCCCGCCCGTGCTGTATCCGCTATTCAAGATCGCCTTGGCGGCTCTCGCCATCCTGAGCGCTGTCTTCGCCTGTCCTAATCTCATATCTGCATTCCTAGTCTCCCTTCCCCCGCTCCGAGGGGGGAAGGGGGGGTTAGGGGGTCTCCCTCCGGTCCCACTAGTCCCACTGGTCCTACTGGTCCCACGTCCGCTCCGGGTCAAATATCCCTCGGAATAACCCGCCTCATCTTCCGAGCGCCAGTCAAGCGATCCACATCCGCCTGAGCTTCCCGCTTCCCCTCGCGGATCTCGGCCAGGTTCGCCCTCGTCAGCTCCCTGCTGCCGATCCGATAGCTCTGACCGGTCAATACCGCCAGCTCAGCCGCCTTGTATGCCGCCAGCAGCGCCTGCGCATCACTCAATTCACTCATGCCGCTCTCCGTCTCTGAGTCCGTTTCTCAGCGAGCTCCATCAGCAGCTCGGTCTTCTCCTCGATGATGCTCACCGGCAGCACATACCGCTCCTCGCGGTCCAGCATTTCCGGCAGGTCGCCGCCCTTGATGAGCCTCAGCACATCCTCCGACCTCAAGCCCGGAAACATCGTGCACACCTGCGCCGTATTCAGCAGCTCCTCGGCAGAGCTCTCCTCGCCCGTATGGGAGAGGTCGGGTGAGGGGGGAACGCTCCGCTTCCTCCGAGCTCTCCCCGCCGTCTTGCATTTCCGGTTTGCCAGATAGGTCTCGGCATCCGCCAGCCGTACAAGCCATTTGCCCTTGACCTTCTCGGCTGTGCATGCCCCGGCGAATATCGCCTGGCTCAGCCCATGTGCCGTGATCCGACCGCCCAGCCGTTCGGCAGCCTCGCCGATCGTCAGCCACTCCCGTTCCAGCGGAGCCGTCATCAGCTCTATCTCGGCATCCGTCAGTGGCGTCCGATCAGGCCGGAGCGCAGGTTCCCCTCCGGCCTCCGTGATCTCCATACTCGGCCGGACAATACCCTCTGCCTCCGCCAGTTCTACCACGTCAGACGCAGAAACCACAGCCTCTTGTCCGGGATATGCTCCCTCCGGCCTCCGTGCCTCCGTGTTCTTGCCGGATCCGGTGCCCCTATCCTCGATCCGTATCTCTACTCCCCGATCGTATATCTCTATCCCGATCGTTATCACCGCAATCGGCTCTCTATCCATCTCACGCCTCCCGTATGATCTCTCCCCTTCCCCCCGCTCAGGGGGAAAGGGCCAGGGTTAGGGGGCCTCCGCTCCGCCCTTCAATCTGAAATCTGAAATCCTAGACCTCCACCCCTCGACTTCTCCACCGACTCGGTCTCCGCGTCTCCGCGTCCCCGCGTCCCCGCGTCTCCCCAGTCCCCATCTGCGCCTGCCACGCATCCCAATCAGGATTCACCAGCTCCAAGGCCACCAAATTCAAAACCGCCAGGTCGAATGCCTCATTCGGCCTGTGCTTCTTTTGCTCCCACTGATGTATCGTCCGACCCTGTATCCGGTGCGGTACCCGCCGCTCAGCCGTCAGCCCCGCGAAATAAACCTCGTCGTACCCCCGCGGACTCTCGCCGTCGGAGAGCGCCGTCTCCTTTGGGAAATGGCAATAGCCCGCGCCTTCCTGCTCTATCGCCAATCGGCTCGCTACCGTGTCCTTCGCCGTGTTCGTGCCTATCGGCACCAGCAGTATGTTCGCATTCTTGCCCGCGCGGCGGCCCTTCCCAACTATCGGCAGGCCCGGACTCCCCATCCCCTTGGTCGCGAATACTCTCCTCGCCAACCGAGGCTTGCAGAATGCGTAAACCTCCGTCGTCGCGAATCCCGAGTCAACGCACGTGCACCAGATCGGCATCTTTCGGCCGTCCGACCGCTGCCAGGCCCTCAATAACTCCTGGTCCAGCGCGTCCCAGGTGGACTGCATGTGCGGATCGCCCGGTATCGTGGCGTAATGTATGCCCCAGTTCTCGTACCGATACCCCCAGCCGCGGATCTCCAGCTCCAGGCGATCGCCCTGAACATCCACCCCCGCAGTGAGCAGCAAAACTCCCGCCGGCACGTCGCAATCATAGTAATGCCGCCGAGTGTCGAATAACGCCGGCTCGATCTCCTCGCCCGGCCCCTCCCATAGCTCGCAGCGTCGAGTGTTGATCTGCACCTGCAGGCGCTCTAAGCTGCCTGAGTGAACCGCCTCCCGCCACTCTTTGATCAAATCATGCCATCGGAGATCCGGACACGCCATCGAATCCAGATCGCCCAGGCCTATCGTCTCGCTCTCCTCGCGAGCTATCCATTCGCCGGCACAATCCCCGGCATGCCACTCGAATTCATCATGCATCGCCCCGCAGGCCACGCATGCCATGCTCTCAGTCTCGAAGTCCAGCCGATCCCACTCATACGGCTGATAGCACCCGCAGCTCGGGCACGGCACGCACCATACCTCCTGCGTGCTCTGCTCATACGCCTCCTGGATGCGGCTCTCGCCCTTCGCGCTCGGACTCGAAACGATGATCTCCACCCGATTCCAAAATCGGCTTAGCCGCTTCTCCGCCAGCTCCAGCGGATCGCCCTCTTTCCCCGCGCTCTTCTCGAATCTATCCAGCTCATCGAGGACCAGTACCCGTACCGGCCAGCTCGCCAGGTCGCTTGGGGCATTACTGCCCACCAGCACCAGAAACCCGCCGGCGAACTCCTTCAGCGTGATCGTGTTCCCGCTATCCCGGCTCTTGCTCTCTCGAACCTTAGTCCGCAGCGCCGGCGAATCCCTCAGCATCGGCGCCAGCCGCCGCTTGCTGAAATGCTGCGCCTTCTCCTTCGTCGGCTGAACCATCATGCACGGCGCGGGATCGTGATCTATGAAATACCCCAGAATGTTCAGCAGCACTTCGCTCTTGCCGAGCTGACTCGCCCATTTCAAGACCAACCTCTTCACGCCGGCGGAGACCACGTCCATCGCCCGACGCGTGTATTCCGCGTGGCTCGTCCGCCACTGACCAGGCGCCGGACTCGTCTCCGGCAGGATGCGCCGCCCGTCGGCCCATTCGCTCACCGTAAGCCTTGGCGGCGGCGCCGCCAGCGAAGCCACCCGCACCCCCAGCTCCAAAGTCTTCTCCGGGATCCCTATCGGCGTCCATCCCCGTTCATCGGCGGTCGCTATTCCGGTTTCCTCCGCCTCACTCATCACTCATCACTCATCATGCCTCCGTCTCCATCGGCTCCAACGCCCCCTCAAGGAAGTACTTCCCGTGCCGCATCCGCATCCGCTCAGGGCCTGGCTCATAATAGACCGTGACTTCAATGTAGTCTACAAAAACCATTCTCACCCAGCTATGCGGAGTAACG